ATAATCATGTTAGGGTTTCCACCAGCATCGAAGCATGATCTCAATACACCTTTTAACTGATCTTCAGTAAAAGCTCTTTGAGTTCCATCTGTTCTAGCAGCTCCACCACCAGCACCAGATCCACCTGCACCTGCATCAACATTAGAAGAAATCCAAGTTTGAACTCCACCTAATTTTCTAGCAGTTGTAGCGTTTCCAGCAGCAGCAGCTACGTTTGATAAAAGAGCAGTTTCCATATCTCTTTTTAATTCTTTAGCAGCTTTAGCAACTTGGTAAGCTAACTCATTGTTTCTACCAGCAGATGTTACAGCATCATTAGTTCCTGATACTTGAATCGCTTTAGTAGAGATTTGAGTGTAGTTAGTTAGTTTAGTTGTTGCAGACATAGTGCCATACGAAATAGCAGCACCTTCGACAGCAGCATCAGCAGCAACGTCAGCTAATGAATCAGTTTGCCATTGGTGTGTTGTATTCGTTGCAGATGTTTTTGCAACTCCAGACATAAAAGGCGTTTCAGTTGGAGATATTGAATAAATAATATCAGCCAAATCTTCTCTTATGCCGACTGTTTGGTATGTTTGATATACAGCCATTTTATTTCTCCTTTGAGGTTATTGGTTTATAAGTATTTCATTAAAAGGTCTGTAGCATCTTTTGGATTACCACTTCTTTTTAATGTCTTAATTTGATCCAACCTTGACTTATTATTCAAATCCTCTTTGGTAGTTTTAACGCCTGACTTTACAAATTTAGTAGGTTTCACTTTTTTAGAAACTAAACCAGGTTTAACTGATTTAGATTTATTATAGTTCATACCATCCATAATGACATCATAGTATCTTGAATCTACAATTCTTGAAACATCCTCATTTGAGAATCCTTTAGAACTTAAGTAGTTCAAAATGTTTGACTTCACTGTTGCACCTTTTATTGGGTCAGCAATCTCAGGATGTTTGAGATGAAGTTTTCTTTGTTCTTCTCTTAACAATTCCTGAAACTGAGCTTGTTGATGTTCTCTCAGTTTTTGTTGTGCTTCTTGTATCGTATTTTTTCGTTTCTGAATTCTACGATCCACTCTAGCAGCTTCAGTGGGGTCTTCCTCCCAGAGTTTATCTAACTCTTGAGAGTTCATATCATTATTTATTTCAGCGTTCAAAGTAACCACAAGTGAATTTAAATCATCCATCTTTGTTGAATACTGATTTTTCAAACGATCTTCTTCAGATTTAAGCTCTCTTTTTTGTAAAGCTATCTCCTCAGTTTTTCGTCTGTAGTCGGCATCTTTTTGATAACCTGCTTTTAATTCTTCAAGGTTGACATCAATCTTTTCACCATTAACAATAACTTGGTGTAGATCAGTCTCTTGTTCTTCAATTACATTTTCATCTTCAGATGCTTCTTCTGCAACTTCCTGTTCAGGTTGAGTTTCAGTTGGTTGTTGAACTTCTTGATTATCTTCGGCTTTCACCTCTGGTTCTTTTGGTTCAACTGGTGCTGCTTCTTTTTGAGGTTCTTTGATAACACCATTAGTGTCCATTAAACTTTCAATATGTTTAGCTGCACCTTGCATTGTCGCATTGGACAATAAAGGGTTTGATTCAGACATTAGTCCTCCTGTTGTTAAGCTGTCTTATGACTTGGCTTATCCTAACATTAGTTAGAATTTTTTATTCTGTTGTTGTTTTCTAAAATCTTCTAATTGTTTTTCAGCAAGTTTCCCTGTCTCAATAACAGTTTGAAGATGTTGTTCTACTTTGCCAACAACATTATAAGCGATCCAAAGTTTTTCTCTGGTTTCGCTTTCTTTAGCTCCTGTCTTTTCTAACAGTGCCTCAGAGTAAAGTTTTTTCAGAGACTCAATCGCCTCTATAAAAATTTTATTCTCTAGTACCTGTTTGGCTTGGTTGGATCGGCTGATCTCCTGCGATCTCCCTGCCTGGTCTTTGATTTCCATTTAGTCCTTGTACTTGTTCGCTAAACATATTAGCAGATTTCTGTGCCTGTTCAAGAATCTTGGTATCACTTGCCATCATCATCTTATCCAGATCAGCATCAGCTTTTATCTTAGCAGTATCTAATTGAGTATTGTATTTCAATGCCATTTCTTTAATCTTAGCTTCAAAGTCTAATTGCATCTGTTGAGTTTTCTGTTGTAGTTCTTGAGCCTGTAATTCCAGATCAGCAATTTTTCTTTTGTTCTCAGCATCAATTCTAGTGAATTCAATTTTTTCAATCGGTGTTAATGGTGGAGGTTGAGGTGGAGGCATCATTTGTTTTCCAACTTCAGGATCAACAAAATAACTTTCCACATTTTTAAGACCTGCGTTCTCAATAATTTTAGACAATGTATTGTACATATTTTTCAATGTAACCATTGGCATCTCTTTACCACCTTGTAAATTAAATGCTTGTAGTTGTCTTTCAAGGATGTTGTTCAGTAACATAATCTGTTGTTCTTTTGAACCTGTACCTAATCCAACTACAATTGAAATATTAAATTTATCTTTCCACTCAGTAGGTTTGACTGGCACATACTGATTGTTCAACATAACAATTCTTTCTTTGTCTTGATACTTCACCATCAATTCAAATATTTTTCTAAACAAATCTTTAACACCAGTCTCTGCAAAAATTCTAGCAATCAACTCTGAACGCATTTGAGTTTGCGTCATCAAAGTATTTACACCTGTTGCAGTTTTAGAATTTAAAGTATCAGCATCTAAACCTTGTGCCGATTTTGTAATCCCAGTTCTAGCTTCTCTTACAGTATCTAAGTAAGATAATAATGGAAATGCTTGTTGTGAAATTGGTTGTGATTGTAATGGTTGCATGACTTGGTTTGGTGGTTGTTTAGTTCTAACGACTCCACCAGGTCTTGAAGTTAGTAGGTCATCCATGTTCACCATACCATCCATTACTGCAACTCTGTTGTTGTTAGTTAAATACATATTGTCTAACAACTGTCTCATTACAGTGGACTTCATCAATTGAATATCCTCAACTAACTCTGATAAACTTCTTCCATAAAATCTGTGTGGCATTGGGATTGGTGTTACAGTTACAAATGGAACATTATCACATGGCATATTTTCTAAGACCATTGATCCATCATCTCCTGCTGATACAATTCTTCTAAGTTCAGCAATACCATCTTCATCATAATCGTATTTTACATACGACTCATAAATTAAAACTTTTTGTGTAGAAGGATCAGTTGAATAATCTACTGGATATTCATCTACATTTCTTTGTCTGACAATATCTTCAGTGTTGTAAATGTCTTCGTCAGATGTTGGAAGATTTTTTACTTCTTCTTCATCATAACCCATTGCTACTAAATCTGATCTTGTCATCAAAACTTTGTGAGAAACAAATGTAGCGTCTTCAATAGATTTAGCGTTGCTATCAATTAAAAATTCTTCAGGTGGTACAGATTCAATTTTTATCTTACCATGTTTTTTTGTTCTTTTGATTTTACAATTGTACAACATGAAATCAGGTTCTGTTGTATCAGGTATTTCTAAACCTTGATCCTCATACTGTTCTAGTAATGCTTGGAATTGATCTTTAGCTTTTTCATCTTCAAATTCTTCTTCTTCGATAATTTCGATTTCATCTTGTGTGTCTTCCAAAGCATCTTTGTCAGCTTTAGATAAATTTTTATATGTTTCAAATTCTACAGTTTCTGATTCATCATAATAAATTTTTAAGAAACCATTTTTCTCAATCAATGCGTCTTTGAAAAAATTATATAATAATTCAAAACCATTATTGTCTTTGTAAAACACATGATTTAAATATGCTGTTGCTTGTTCAGCTAAAGGTACATCTTCAGCAGTTACAGGTTCACATCTAACAACTTTATCACTAGCTGTGAATACTCTTAATAAATTTGGTAAGATACTTTCAATTGTATCAGAGACATCAGTTGATACCACTTGTGAACGACCATCTATTTCAGTTCCAAGTTTATCTCCTAAATAATATTCTAAAGATTTTCTTCTGGATTGTGAAAGATTACCCCCTAAATAACCTAACGCATTTTCAATGTGATTTGATAAAAGACTTCTTAATTTTGGATCAGATATTTCGATTATTTTTTTTGCCATATTAAACTATATAGTTTGTGTTTACATAAACTTCTTTTTTCCAGTCTGTCATTTTACCACCGATAAAAGTGCAACCATATCTAAAGGCATCTGCTGGGTGACTTGCAAAATTGTGAATGGGTCTGTTTTTAAAACATTGGTTTTTATCATCCCATTTTTTTTGGTAAGCCTTCAAAGCCTCTACTCCTTGATATGTTTTTTCTTTATCAAAATAACATTTTGGCAAAGTTTTTCTTACTGCTTCTATTCCATCTTCAATAGAAAGTTTAGGAGCTATATCAAAAGATATACCCAATTCTAGAGCAGATTCCAACCTTGATTTTCCGAAAGCTCCTAATTCCCTAACTTTTATATCATGTGGAGCTATATGTCTATCATATTTGTAAGGTTTGGAGTCTAGTAGGTCGGCATAGAAATCTAATCCTTCACCTGAGTTTTCTTCATAATCAATTATTCTAAATTCATCTCTGTACTTTTGAACAAACCAAATTGCTGTTGAATCTTTAAGACCCAAATCCCACCATGTCTCCACCTCTAAATTTTCATCATAAGGCACAGATGTTATTCGATTATTCTTTTGTAGGTCTTCAATCAAAGCACCATAGTATGATCCAGTAATTGCAGCTTGGAAAGAACACTCAAATTCTTGGTCATACAAATCTTCAGACATCATTTCTTGTGCCGATATTAATTCTTCCTTGTCCAATATGTTTGTCTCACTAGCTTTAAAAACCCCAGTCCACCAATCCTTCTGTTCTTGAGCTTCTTTATGCAGTTTGTAAAAATAATTTTGTCCTTTGGGTGTGCCAATAAAGATACACCATCCCTTTCGGTCAGCCAAAGCAGGTCTGATGATCTCAGGAAATATCGTTGGAGATATACTTTGTGTTTCATCCATGACACATCCATCTAAAAATATACCTCTGAGTGCCTGATCGTTCTCAGCACCTAAAATTGTAATCCTTGCACCATTAGGAAAATCACATCTTAACTCTGATTCATTAAATTTTACAAAAGGAATGTTCTTTGCAAAGTTTTTTATGTAATCCCAAGCAGTAGATTTACCTTGTTTGAAGGTTGGACTTATAAATGCGTATCTTGGATTAGGTTTTTCGTTGGTCAAAGCATCTCTAATCATGTGATTAATACACATTACAGTCTTGCCAGACCTTCTATGTGCAACAATTACGTTAAATCGGTGCTTAACGATCTGATTGTGCAAAAATTTTTGTAGTTTTCTAGGTGAATATGGAATTGTAATTTGCATTTTTAAAAAATAAAACCCCCCTTAATGAATAGTCTCATTAGGTGGTACATTCAAGAACTCTATTCCTAACTGTTCGGTCATATATTGCGAAAAATCTTTAGCATCATCATAATCTTCAAAGCCATCAAAGTGAACTATCACTGAATTGTTGTATTCAGAGACAACAACTAACGCTTTAATTCTTGATTTAACTTTTTCAAACATAAGATGCTCCTGTAATCTATGTGTATATACCTCCCTTAAATTTTAATCTAGCACAAATGTAAAAATCAGGGCTATCAAGCGACAAAACCCACCCTTTTTTGTTTCAAGTTTCAATTGGTACTTATAATCCATAAGTTATCGGTAACTATTAACGCTTGTATTTATAACTTTTTAACAAACTATAACCAAACATGACACAATTTCGCCTTGTTATATGTACTTAGCACAACTTTATGCTTAAAGTTTGCAAAAACTCACAAACAATAAAAGTATTTATATTGATATTATTGAATAAATTTAAATTAATCTTTCGACCACTTAACAATTAGAGGCTTATTATCAGCGTTTGAAAGCTGTAATTTTTGAGCATTATCGTTATATTTTGGTAACAATTTTGAAGCTTTCCACTTATTTAATTGAACAAACTCTTTAATTAAATGACTTGTTGCTAAATCGCCCTTTCCATTTGCTTTAAATTCTTCTATTGCTTTCTTTAATTCTCTATTACTTTCACTTAATAATAAATCTATTCCATCTTCTCTAGCTTCATCATATAATTTTTTTAGTTTTTCGCTTTTTCGTATTGTTTTTCTAAATCCTTCATAACTAAGGTTTAAATCTTCAAGTATGGATTTAATAGAATTTCCTAAAGCTATTTTTTGAAAGATGGTATCAATGGTCTTTTTATCGAATTTAGTTGTGTTCATTGTTTGTTCTATTTTAATTATTTTTGTTTATGCTATTGACAGCTATTGACAAATAATATACTTTGTCAGTATGTATTATTTATACATAATAAAACAACTAAAAGAAAGGTTAAAATGACAATAGAATATCCAGATGAAATAAACGCTTCATCTTTTAAATATGATGAAATCAAAGAGCATTTTGAAGACTTCATAAAAGATCAAGATAAAGATTGGATTGAAAATAATAAAGATGATTTACATCATCAAATATTTAATACTGATTATTATATTATAGGAAGACATCAAGCTAAATTGTGGCTTGAAGATCAAACATTTAATATAATTGACACAATCAAAAAATATGAAAATTTTCATTTCGGTTCAGTAAATACTGATTTTAGTGAACCAGAAGAGGTTGTAAATATGTATGTATTTATTGTTGGTGAGCAAATTACATACAATTATTTAGAAGAATTAGAAGAAAAAAAAGTAGCTTAAATTTTAACCTAAATTAGAGCCTGTTATTAATTTAATAGGCTCTTTTTTTTTATTTATTATTTTTATAAATACCTATTGACAAATATTATATATTAGTTTAAACTGTCAATAACTAACAAAGAAAGGTTGATTATGAATAATAATAAAAATCATTGGATATATTCTTTTGATAATGACAAAAATGTATCTTTTGCGATTGCTTCAGTATTAAATGGATATTTTGAGCATAATTATCAAATTCCAACAGATACAAATGCAATTCAATCTGTTCACAACTTAACAAAAAAACAAGCTAAAAAAGTAATAAAAAAAGCTGATGAATATATAAAAAGAAAGGTCAACTAATGAAAAAAACAAATGAACAAATGCTATTCATAGCAAAGACAATAAGATCACAAATACACCCTACAATTTTAATGTGTTCAGCTTCAAGAAATTTTGGGGCTATTGAAAATGAAAAAGGTCTTTATGGTTTTCAATTTAATATTAGTAATACTTCAAAATATAAATTTGCAACTGTTAGAATTTTTTTAAATGGGTCTGATTTATAC